AAATATGACTGGTCTGTTTGCTGGTATCTACTATCAACATGACGAGGCATACCTTAACCCTCAGACTAACGGATCATGGTCTGGTCTATGGGTGTTCAATGATGTACAGGATGGTAGCTTTGACGAGTTGCCTGTATCAATGTCGTATCTACGGAGGACTTATGGCTCTAACTTTGGAAGAGTTGAAAGGTCGCTTGAAGCAGTTGGATGAGGTTATACTTGTTGATGTACTGCAATTAGAATCTGAAGATATAGTTAATAGGTTTGAAGATGTTATCGAAAGAAACTTCTACAACCTAGAAATGCAATTAGAGGAACCATACAGGTATGACAGTTATGACTGAAGATAAGATAGAACCTTTGTTTGATATTCGTAGGTTAGCCAGTGAGACTCAGGTTGGTGGTAGTCATTACACTAACCTCTCTATACAGCCTATGCAGTATTCTATGGCTAATGAGCTTAACGCACTACAACATACAATCATTAAGTATGTCACTCGTTATCATGATAAAGGTAAACCATTACAGGATCTGGCTAAGGCCAAGCACTGTATTGATATGCTGATAGAGTTTGAGTTGGAGGGAAAATGTGGGTAAAGCTAAACACTCATTGGTTGAATATAAACCAAGTAGTATTTGTTGATGAAGAGGCTAGAAGTATATCACTATCTAGTGGTAGATCAGTGCAGATAACTGAAGCTGCATTGGCTACTATCATGAGAAGTGTTAAAGGTCTACCTCCACTCAAAGAGAAACCTAAACGAAAGAATCTAAAGAAGGAGAATACATGAGTAAGTATACAATGAAGGATGTCAACAAGTTGATGGTTGAACGAGGCTGGCGAAAGAACCAAGCTATGAGTTACTTCATAGAAATTGGTGCTAAGACAGGGGATGGTACATCTCAGAACTTAATCAACACACACAGACGAGCAACTAAGAAATCAAAATAGTTTCCATGGAAACTCTAGGGGGCAATTAAGCCCCCTTCATTATGCCTAGTCTTTAAGACTTTCTGGCATCTTATCTTCTAGTCCTAACTTACGATAGTAAGCAGACAACCACTTAGCTGCAAACTCAGGATCCTTCTTCTTTAACTTATAAGCAAACTGCCTACCTAGAGTTAAACGAACTTTACGAACTCTCTTATTTAGCTGTCTTCTTTTCTGACCATCGGATAACTTCTGATATAAAGGGTTAGCTATTTGTGCTTCAAGAACAGGAGTCATTGCTTCTGCATTCATCTGCCTCAACTCTGCAAGATCCTCACTGCTTAACTTAACACCTTGTAGTTTATTCTCTATACCTCCTTTGTCCCACTCAATATCCATCAGATGATTCTGTAATGGAGTAAGGGTATCGGTTGATGTAAAGCCCATATTGAATATAGCTTTAGTCATATCAGTTTCTTTAGCGTCACCATACACACCATGCTTCTTAGGTAACTGACTACGGAAGTAAGGGATACGAGCTTGTAACTTCTCAACCACAGTCTCAGTCTGCCTATCATATTGATCCATAGCCTTAGCCATGTTAGCAGTGATAGCAGGAGTAAGAGGACGTAAGAGAGTCTCGACTAAGTTAGCACCTGTGTCCACGTTAGGATCTATCATGGCTTCGGTCAATGAATGAAACCCTTCAAGAAAAGTCTTAGAGGTTAAGTTAGCCTTTACTGAATACAATAAATTCTGTACAAGTTCCTTACCTTCCTCTGTATTAATATCATCATCATCCATGTAATCGCTAGTGAAATCAAACAGATCAGCAGCCATTGCAAGAGGTGTTGCTAATGGTTCAATACGATTGTACTCTACCCATGTGTCACCTATCTTGATTGAGTATGGTTTAATACCAGCATCCTTCCAACGCTGTCTCTCACTACCAGTACGAGGTAAGCTACCTGTCAAGTTATCTTCTTGGTACATAGTACCTACCATAGCAAACACTGATGCACCTATGACCTGACGAGGTAGTAGTTCACTATAACTCATTCTTACTGAAGGGCCATGCATAGGTATAACCTTAGTCCTAAAGTCAAGGAGGGTGTCTCCTAAGCCTTCTCTACCTAACTTCTTTATCTGTATAGTAGGTATGATAGGAATGTAGTTATAACCTTCTTTAACTATGTTCCAAGGAGTCTTAATGAATGGTGTAAACAAAGCAAAGGCTGGAAACTTATGACGTAACTCTTGTGCTTTCTTTGGTACACCTTCTAGTTTCTGCTGAAAGGCATTGAACAAAGCATCATTACGAATGAGGTTAACCATCTCGTTACCTTCTCGTAACGTAGCTTTCTCATCAAGTTCAGCACGACCATCTAACTTTCTCTCTGTATTACGAGCAGCTATGAAAGTCCTAGTTCTATCATCCCATTGAGTGGATGGTGCATTGCCACCAAACAACTGTTCTTTATATTCCTTATACAGTTCATCGTAACTTCCTTTACCAGCTTTTTTATCTTCATCCGCAAACTTAGAAGCTAACTGAAACATTGATTGTCTACGATAACGAGCCTTGCCATACTCATCAATGCCTACGATAAGTTTAGTTGGGAACCGAATAGCACCTTCAACCCATGTACCACCTACGCGAGTACGCCCAATAGAGTTGTGCATGTAATCCTGCATGTCATTGAGTATATCATTTACCTCATCGTTAGACATGTTCTCAGGCTTATCAATCTTTAAGGTGTTCTTGACGTAATCGTTCCAATCATCCTTATCCATATTAAGCATACGTCTAGTACCCTCCTGATCTAAGGAATAACCCTTACCAAACCCTTCACGGAAGTACATAGTATCAGCATAGAATCCTTCTAATGATCCTTGCCACATAGCCTTAACTTGGTTCCACTCACGGCCACCTTTAGTCAGCCCTATACCATCAAGTAAGAAACCTATAGTCTCGTTAGCATTCTTTAAAGTTTGCTGTAACGCAATAGAGATCATGTTAACTAAAGGAGTACCTAAACCAGATAGCATTGATTGATATGTAACATCAAGACCTACATCAAATGCACTGACCTTGTTATCCTTACGAGCTAGGTGTTGATCTAACCAAGCACGTTGTTGTCTCTCTGTAAGATTACTTATGACAGCAGAGTTGATAGAGGAACTACGTACAGCTACTGTGCATCGAGGACTTAGCTTTGACATTAGCACTGTACTCCTGCAAACAACTGTTCTATCTGTCGATTATTAGCTATGTCTTGATACATCTTTTTCCTATAATTCATAATGCCTGACACCTTTGAACCCTGTCCTTTGAACCATGATTGTATTCCATAGTACACATCAATGTCGTTATGAAGAACTGCTACTTCAGCATCAGTCATTGCATCAGCATGTTTAAGTAGAGCGTGAGTATTAAATAATTTATTATCCACTTCTATCATTAACTCTGTAGTAGCAGCTAACTCATCTGCACTAAATATTTTATTAGGATTATCGACTATGTACTTAACCATATCATCCATGTCTCTAATTCCATTATCCTTAATGAACTTAGCAGAACTCTTTGATATGTTTTCAAATGTATATCTACCACTAGAGCCAAAGCGATTAGCATTAGTATCTAAGCCACGGGTACGTGCTATCATAGCCACTGTATCAGTGTACTCCTTAAGTATCTCAGTCTCCTGATACGCTCTTTCATGCTCATCCCAATCCTTAGCAGTAGGCTCCTCACCTCTTGATTGTTTATTTCTAACAACAGTAGCAGCATCCTTGGCACGTTGAGAAACTTTGATCTTGTTTATAGGTTCTTTGTTCTCACCTGATACTCTACCATCTGCTAGTCTACGAGTACCTGACACTTGGCTTCTTGGCATGAACTGCTGTGCTACTCTCTCATCACTTTGAAACTGACCAGCACCTACACCACTTTGCTCTCCTTGGAATCTTGGCATTGCTGCCGTATCAGTTTCTCCACCTAACTGACCAGCACTAGGAGTACCAGCGTATGGATCACGAGGCGCTGACCTGCCTAGACCTAGACGTTTAAATAGGGTTGTGTTATCCATAGCATTTAATGCTGGATTAGGCGCTAGTGGTAACGCTTTATCACCTTGAGCAACAGGTGCTACAATCTTAGATACTCTAGGTGTAACTGTCCTTGCTCTGATCTGCTCTGCTAAGTCAGCTACCTCAGAAAACTTACCTTCTTTAATACGATTTAGATTGTCCAGTGCATCTCTTTTAGTTTTCTTTGCAGCTAAGTCAAGTCGTTGACTCTCAGTAGATGCCTTAAGATTTTTTAATTGATTGCTAACAGAAACTTTCTTTAAAGGATTCTTAATACCTTTTTGAATTTTTTCTAAGGCTTTGATCTTCCTGTCTGAATTGACTAACTCTACTCCTAATGAGTCAAGTACACTTTGATCTTCAGCACCTTGACTTCTTAACTTATAATCATTTTCTATACTGGCTAGTGCTTTCTCAGGAGTATCGACAGACCCTCTAAGGTTATCAATTGCTTCATCAGTAGCCTCTTCTAAAGAGTCAGGCTTCTTAGTCAACAGCTTGCCTATACCACCACCAAGTAGTCCACCAATAACAGTAGACCCTATTACATTAACAGTGCGAGAGTCCCCATACTGGTCATAGACAGGTTCTAACGCACCGCCAAACGCACCAAGAGCCATGCCCCTAGAACCATAAGTAGCAGCCTTAGACGCAAATGTAAGAGGACTTAGTGCTATGGCAGGGAGTGTCACAGGATCTATAAAACCACCAGCAAGCATTCCTGTTATGGAGGACTTAGGATTCTGTGCCATCATGATACGAGACTTATGTTCTGCTACCCTATCATCTCTAATCTCAGAAGGACTTTGATTAGTACCTAGCCAATTACCAATACCTCTTACGGAAGAGGAACCTGACCTGACTAAGTTAGTAGCAAAGGATTCAGCAGCACTATACTGATCACCATATTGAGCCTCTGCTTGTACTATAGCATTAGCCATATCTTGTTTAGACATTCCATCAGGGAATACTAGATCACCTAGCTTATCATGCTCTACAGTTATGCTCATTTTTCAGTAGTCTCTACAGGGTAGTCCTCTGGAGTATAATCCTTACCTGTAATATTATAGATTTGTTTAAGTGCATTCCTTAAATTTTGCTGCGCTCTACCTACCTTGCTAGTTTGCATTATCGTACCATCTGATTTTGTATACATAGATATAATATTTCGAGACTCTTCTATAGTCTTAACATGGTACGCTATCTGTTTCTTCTTTTTCCCAGATCCAGCAATAGCTGTTTCCTCTCCTGCTGCATTTACATTATCAATAGCAGCTTGTATCTGATCTGCTTCAGGACTAGCTTTAGGTGTGATCTTAAGACGTTCTTCTAATTGCTTTATAGTGCTTTGTTGAGCTTCTGATAACTCTGGAACTACTTCCTCAACAGCAGGAGCAGTTCTGTTATCCTTCCATGTACCTGTAGAACTGTCCCAAACAAGGTTATTGTTATTATTGTTAGTTCCATTAGGAGTGTCCTCCTCCACAATCTTACCAGTTAAATTTTCGCCTGTTAAAAGATCAAACACCTGCCCATTATTTGTATATCTAATCTCTCTGTATGTAGTTACTGGATTACCTTCTAAGTCTACACCATCCATTAGCTTTGCAGTCCTGACAGTACCAAACGCCCTATCTGCTGCTTCATTAGATGCTTTTAACTCCGAAGCCTCCATGTCTCTAGCCTGTGCGTGTAAAGCCATAGCTTGAGCATAGTCACCATTCATCATTAGCTGTTGAGCAGCAGCACGTAGACCAGCAACAGTGTTTAGATTCTGCCCTGCTAATCCTGACTGTACACTAGCAGCCTGTGCCATATCAGGTGTCTGTAAACCAAAGGCTGAATTAATACCAGCAGCAGCTAAACCACCACCAGCAGCACCAATAGCAAAATCAGCACTCATTCTACTTGCGTTATCAACACCACTTTGTACACGATTCTGTTGGATCACTCTAGGATCCATACCAAATAAACTCATTACATCACTAGCCATAATTATCTCCTAGCCTTACGGCATTACCATGTTAGGGTTTCCACGATATCTGCTTGGGGTATATAAAGAAGTATATTGAGGAGTAATACCTCCTTGGGAAGAACGATTCCACGCATATGGATTACTAAATCCTGACGAGTTACCTCCCATACCACTAAAACTACCTAGCGAACTACCTAGACCAGTTAACCCACCAGCCATAGACTGCCCTCTACGTGCTGTAAAGTCAGCAGCCTTACCATAACCACTCATGTAGTTACCCATAGCTGCATTGTTAGCTGCGGATTGTTGTGCGCCTAACTGACCACCAGCACCAATCATAGCCAGAGCATTATCATCCATAGCTTGCCCTTGACTAAACATACCTGTACCCATAGCAATGTCAGCAGCCCTTTGTTGTTGTGCTTGAGCAAATGCGTTGTTACGATCTACAGCATCTTGCTGTGCAAATGCTTGAGCAAACCCATAACCATCTGGACTTAGCATACCTGAACCACTACCTGCACCTAGAGCCTCACCACTTACACGTAAGCCACCAGTACCTGAGCCAAACATACTCTCACCTAGACGCTGTGCTTCACCTTCTCTAACACCAGCACCTATATTACGCTGTCTATTATACATCTGTGTTGCTAAATCATCGTAGCTACCACCAGCCCTATTAAGAGCAGAAGTACCTAGCCCAAACATCTGTTCTTGTTGCGCCCGATAACGAGGATCCATATTAAAAGATGCTTGTCCATCTTTAAAAGAAGCAGTACCTGCGCCAGAGGTTACACCATATGGTTTATACTGACCTTCCTTAAATGCCCTATCTCCTGCTTGACGCATAGAGTCTTGAGCTTCACCTAGCTTACGCTGTGCTTGATAGCTCCCTAATAATCCTAACCCGCCTGATACTAAACCTGCTAATCCAAACATTATGATGTCCTCTTCCACATGTATACTACAAGGTATGGCTGTAAGTTGTTGTGAGCCGCACCGCCTCCTGCGCTTCCAGTATTTACAGCACCATCACCAGCATCATTCGATGCAAATATATCTGCATAACCATCCGCACCCCTTGGGCCATACCAACCAGAAAAGTGAGTGTGAGAAGGTATCTGAGAAATTGTTAATGTTTCTGTAGCTGTACCTCCAGTAGCACCAGCAGTATACCCACCACCAGCACCTAGAAGCACCCTACCTTCACCAATAGCTGACCATACACCAACACCAAGTAATGTGTTAGGATTGGTAGCCACTACTGATGTGTATATGGATCCTACAGGATAAGCGTGTCCATTAATTACTGCTGCTGTGACTGTTGGTATCGCTGCTACAGCAGTGGTTGTGTAAGCCGTAGTAGCTATTTGTGTACTGTTAGTAGATGCCGAAGCTGTTGGAGCCGTTGGTACACCCGTTAATGCTGTGTTGTTAATGTTAGCTTT